AATCTAAATCTGTATGTATCTCATGTAATGTTATTTCTTCATTACTGCTTGTTCCTGAACTTACGCCTTCTATCTCGTTGATTGTATCTTTGACTTCATCATAAGTTTCTCCAGACCCATCTGATGAAGGCAAATCTATGTCCTTGTAAAACCCTGTTAATTGCAACTTTCTTATCTCATTTTTACCCATGCGTAATACATGGCAAATTCTAGTAGATGTTTTTAAATCTGTTGCATTGTAAGGAACAATTAAGTCCTCTGCATGAACAAACTTTGAAACAGCTCGTTGCATTGTGGGGTCAAAATAAATTTTCTTAAAAGATGATCCTACAATTGGAAGATAAAATAACATCTGATCTAATTCAGGATCATATTCTTCCATTTCATAGGTTATCTGATAATTCATGTAATTCTTAACACGCTCTGCTTGTTGAACAAGCTCTGGCGTTTCTGCACCTACAATATGTGTCCTTATTGGGCCACCAGCAGGTAATAATTCTCTATATGCTTGTGCTTGAAATTGTGTAACACTTTCTGCAAGTAATGGATGCACTATTCCAGAAGCACCTTCAAATGGTTCGGCTCGGTCTTCATAGTTCATACCAAGTAATTCTAAACCATTTTTGTATTGATCTTCCCAATCATTTCTTGATTGTATGTCTTTTTCTATTTCGCCAGATAAATCAGATGATATAACACCTAAATCATTTTCTTCTATAAACTCTGCTAAATTAGCATCAAAAGGCACGGCTATTGGCGCTTCTACTTGTTGTTGTATCTCACCAATAATCGCAGATCCATCTTCCAACTCTGTAACGCCTTGTGGCATTTCTGGTTGTGGCAAAGGAACTGCCACACCTTCTGGCAGTTCTGGGCTTTCCACCCCATTTATTTTTTCAATAGCCATATTTTATCTAATTTTAAATTTACCACCTGCTCTAGCAGCACCCATACCTCTACAAATGCCACCGCCAGAACCCATCTTTACAGGTCCACCATCTTCCATAAGTTTAAAATCTTCTCCAGATATTTTTCCATCTTTATTTTTATCTAATTTTTCTTGACCACCTGTTAGACCACCACCTTCAAGTTTTTGAACTTTACCACCATCTTTCTTTTTAACTGGCTTTTCAAATATGCCACTACTGATGCCTACTTCTTTCATAATTTTATCCATTTCTTTCATGGATATTGAACCACCAATTTTTCCTCGTTGTAATTTACTGACTTTCTCTCTTAATTTATCACCAATACTTGTCATATTATTCTCCTGTCTTTGGGTTAATCATTCTTGATTTAGTCATATCTACAACTCCAGATATTAAGCCACCATCTTTAGCCATAGTTATTGTCTCCTTCTGAATACTAAAAGCGCCTCCAGCCTTTGGTGTTATATCCAATTTCTGTGGCTTTGTTTTTACTTTAGTCTTTTTTGCCATTTTTTTCAAATTTTTTGTCAAAATGGCATCTTTCTTCTTTTGCTTATCAACTGTTTTAATACCAGTTTTACCCGCTTGTATATTGGTAATCATTTTAGCTACACCCTTTAATGGGTCGTCAACTGAACCACCAACTTTAAAGCCTGGCAATTTCAATTGCTTTGTTTTACCTGGATTAATTTGTTTAACTGGAGGTGCTTTAGGATATAATCTATTGTTAGAATCTCTGCCTCTTCGGTACAAATCTTCATAAACTTGCTGTTGATCTGCCTGACCACTTGCAAGTCCTACATATTTGCTAAAGTCTCTTCTTCTGGACATTATCTCGTTCCTTTAAAACTTCCACCACGACCTTTTATAACACCACCCATGTTCATCCGTCTTGGCAAAAAACCTTTTTTTATAAGTAATTTTCTTATTTGTTTTATAGATAATGGTTCAGTATCTATGCCTAGTAATTCATCAACACCTCTTTTTTCTCCAGTTTTTGCTATATCATCTGCAAGTTGTTCTTGTTGGTCTACTAAGTATGGTTTGGTCATTAGTAATACTCCATCTTCTTTCTATAGTTAGGTTCAAACTCTTCATCGTCTGGCGTGGTAATAAAACCACCTTGTCTAAATCGTAGTATAGCCTGTGTCATTGAATCTGCCAAGTCATCATGGTCGCCATGTGGAAAACTTGCACACTCTTCAACAACTTCTTCTGCAAAATTAGCATCAGGTCTATATACCATACCACTTTCAAACACAGGTGCACAAGCGTTCATTCTAGCAAATTTATCTGCACCCTTGCTAGGTGTAAATGGTGTAACGGGTACACCCATTCTTCTAAGTTCCTGTGTAAGTGGTGTTCCACTTGCTTTTTGCTCTATAAGAATCATGTCAGGATCATATGCTTCGCACAATTCCTGTGCTTTAAGTTTAAGTTCTGGGAAATCCCATCTGCCTTTTTCAGCATCAAGCAGGATGATAGCATCTCCTTCTCCCTCGTTAGGTGTAAATATACCCCAAGTAGTAATAGCACTATAATCAGAACGCTCATTCTTAGTGAAAGCCGTGTCATACGATTGTATGACATACGAACATGGAGGTGGCTCAGAAGGACTCCAGACATTCCACCATTCTCTTTTTATTATCGCTCCCTCTTCCGCTGTCGGATTCTGCATATACTGGGCGTTCCATTTCCCTACGGGTATTGAAGCTTTGACGCCTTCTAGTTCTTCCTTGCTCCAGTATTCTGGCCACAACACGCTGCCTGTGTCTGGAAATATGGCTGGAAATTCTACTACTTCCCATTTGTCTGCACCTCCCTGAGCTTGTTTTTGTAATACTCTTGCTGTTAAATCCTTAATACCCCATCTGGTCATCACTACAATAATTGAACCACCTGGCTGCAATCTTTGTCTCGGCCCTGATGTGTACCACTCATATATGCCATCTAATGCAGTAGGGCTTAAAGCATCTTGTTCAGAAACAGGATCATCAATAATAAGTAAATCCGCACCTCTTCCTGCCAAT